ATAATGCGTGGATTACAAACCTTTCATACAGCAACCTAGATGCTGGTGGAAATAGCTTAATGGTCGAAGAAATGACTCTTGTTCATGAAGGTTGGGATGCTAAGTACGCTACAGCATTAACAGCCGCAGGATCAGCAGCAAGCTTCTAATACTCTAAGAAAAGGAATATAACATGTCTACAACTATTAATGCCGCAGAAAATCCGGCAATGGCAAACAAACTGTTAGAAGATGTAAACAATCTTGTTAATCAGGAAGTGATGGGATCTATACCAGAAGTGGTTATCCCATCACTTCCTGAAACAGAGGTTAAACTTCCAGCGGGTTTTATTGATCCGTTTGAAGGAACTGTAACTAGAACGGCTGAGGTTAGAGAACTTACAGGCTCCGATGAGGAAGCCATTGTAAAGATTTCTGATCCAGGCAAAGCCCTCTTAGCTATCCTAGAGCGAGGAACAGTTTCCGTTGGAGGCCAACCAGCTACTAAAGCTATTCTAGGAGTTTTACTTGCAGGGGACAGAGAAGCTCTGTTACTAGCAATTAGAAAAGCAACATTTGGAGCAGAAGTAGAACTATCTACTGTATGCGATAAATGCCCAGAGCTTCAAACTTTTAAAATTGATCTAGATACGGATGTCGAAACCAAAGAGCTAGATGACCCTATCAATGATCGTAGATTTACGGTAAAGCTTAAAGCAGGACTTGCAAAGGTAAATCTACCTAGTGGAGATGTTCAAACAAAGATCATTAATGCTACCGATAAGAACTCTGCAGAGTTAGATACTCTGCTATTAAGTTCTTGTGTAGTTGAGATTGGTGATCAACCAGTTCTAGACTCCAGTCGAATTAGAGGTCTAGGAATCAATGATCGTAGAACTTTACTAGAAGAGATTGCAAAGCGTAATCCCGGACCACAACTAAGCGAAATTAAAAAGGCTTGCAAAAACTGCGGCCAGGAGGTAAGCCTGCCACTAACCCTGGCAGAGTTGTTTCGTCAATGAAATAACATACCAAGACGTAATTGACGCCTATGATCTTCTAGCTCAGTACTATCCGGGCTGGTCGTTACAGGATCTAAGAGGTCTTACAGTACGAGAACGATTAATATTTTTATCTAAGGCTATAACAAGACCTAAGGCGGTGAGATAACTTGGCAGAGGCAAGAGGAAACTTAGGCACCGGTGGAGATGAAGCTTTCACCGGTCAAAAGAGTGTCGAAAAGTTAACGGAGACCGGTAATAAAGGTCTGCTTAACATGCTTAAAACCGTAACTAACATAGAAAAAAGTTACGAAAAAATAAAAAAACATGCTCAAGCAACTGCTGATGCTCAAGCCGCTGCTAATGGCAAACCTACTAGCACTATGGGTTCTAGCCTTGCTCAGTTACCTGATCGTGGCAGCAGTATGTCAACCGCTTCAAGAGTTGGTTTAGGAGTAGCTGCAATTGGTGCAGGTGCTATGGGCATTATGCCTAACACTATGACCGCAGTAACACAAAGACTTAGCGCTGAAGGCGTTGCCATGTACAGTTCTGGCCGCATGGGTGCTCGAGGAGTAATTAGTTCTGCAAACTCTATGGCTGGGCGTGGAAACGCAACTAGCTCTATGGGACCAACCATGGCTATGGGACAAATCCTGTCTCAAGGTGGTTACGGTGCGCAATCAGTAAGCACACAAAGAATTATGAACCAGCTTGGCGGCATGAGTGCTGTCAGTGGTATGAGCAACGAACAAGCGGCGGGATCTTACGCTAGCCAAAACGGAATGAACATGTTGCGCCTAGGAATTAGACTGCGTGACCGCGAAGGAAACCTTAGACCGCCTAACGAAATTATTAACGAATTGTACTCAAAAATATACCGAGGAAAGACACCTAAAAATCCTGAGGTAATGTTTAGTCCAAACAGTGTTGAGTACCAGACAATTATGACTATTGCTGGTGGAGACCCCAGCCTATTTAATTTATACGCAAGCGGACTTATGGCTAGATTTAAAAACAACAAGCCGCTTACTGCAAAACAAATGTCAAGTGCTAAAGGCATGCTTGGAACCATGGGCGTTAAAGGTGGAGTTCAAGAGAGTAACTTTAATTTTCAAAGCTCACAGAATCGTCTTTTAGAGGGAACAGAAAAAGGATTAGTTGGCGGGTATCAAGGAGCTCTTGGAGCTGCTGCAGCAGTCAATAATGGGTTTGCTGCTATAGCTGAAACACTACCTGGCGTTGTAAACGGATTAGCATCACTAAAGGGAATTTTACAAACCCTTCCACAAGCAGGTGGCGCAGGAGCAACTATGTCTGGTGCTGCAGGTGCGCTTTCAAACATGCTTATGATGCGTATGGCACTTGGTGGGGGTAAAGGACTTATTGCTCCCGCTTTAGGAGCAGCAGGAGCAGCAAGTACAGCGGGTGCGGCAGGTGCGGCAGGTGCGGCAGGTGCGGCCGGAACAGCAGCAGGTGCTGCAGGAGTTGCAAGTAGATTTGGTAAGTTTGCTTCATTAGCAAAACCAGTGCCTATTTTAGGAGCAGCACTTTCTGCTTACGGCGGATATCAAACTGCAAAATCTAAAAAAGGATTTGACTTTAAATCAATGCTTTCAAGTGCTGCATTGGGTGGTGGTACTGGAGCTCTTATGGGCGCTGGAACTGGCCCTGGCGCACTAGTAACAGGATTAATTGGTGCGTTGATTGGTGGAGGATCAAACGCAGTAGGTCAGCTTATGGGTAAGGGTGGTGGAGAAAGCTCCGGACCAGCAAGTTCAAGTGGAATACAAACTGTAGGCGTTAACCCTGCTCCAAATTCAAAACATATTTCTTCTGCATTTGGTTGGAGAAGCGATCCAAACAACCCTAAGGAAAGACACCACCACGGCGGTATTGACTATGCCATGCCAGTAGGTAGTCCAGTACTAGCAGCAGCAGATGGTGTTGTAGATCAAGTAACAACTCAACCAAATTCTTCAAGAAGTTTTGGTTTGTATATTGTAATTAAGCATGAAGGTTTCTATACCTACTACGCACACTTAAGTCGTGCGGTAGTAAAGGCTGGACAAAAAGTTACCCAAGGAAGTCTTATTGCTTACTCTGGTGGTAAGAAAGGCGCTCCAGGCGCAGGTTCTTCTACCGGACCCCACCTTCACTTTGAAGTGCGTAAAGATAAAACAAACAAGCAATCAGTAGACCCTAAGAGTATTTTTGGAAAAATTAAGTCAAGCGTTTCTGGGTTATTTAAAAACGACAAAGCAAGCAATGCTCCTGATGCTGGTGACTTGTCACAGTTTGTGTTGGGAGGGGATACTCCTAAAGGAACTATGTACGCGGGCGGTCAACTTCTAGCAATGATTCAACAGGGCGGACCACTCTCATACGGAGATGTTTCTGATTCTGGCGCCGTAGACTGGGCTAAAAGTAAGGGACAAGGCTCGTCTGTATTAGATGGTTTGATGGGCGATAATCAAATGACCTCTGCTTCTGGAGACACTGGTGGTATGGCTTTTGGTTCTCGTAAAGGATTGCTAAAGGCCCTCTATGCTCAAGGTTTTAGAGGCAAGTCTCTTCAAACAGCTTTTGCTGTAGCGTTAGCTGAATCCGGTGGGCGTAGTAAAGCTGTTGGCGATGAAAAAATTACTAACAAAACTTATGGTCCAAGTATGGGTGTTTTCCAAATTAGAAGTCTTAAAGACCCTAAAAAGTTTGGTGATTCTGGCCAGTGGAGAGACGGCAAGCGTTTGTTTGATCCGTCATTTAACGTTAAAGCAGCGTGGAATATCTCTAACGAAGGTAAAAATTGGAAAGCTTGGTCTGCATATAAGAACGGCGCTTTCTCACAATTCTTAGATGATGCTGAAGCAGCTTCTAAAGCAGCAGGTATTCCAGGACACTTTTATGGTGCTGACTCAACTAAAGAAGGACTTGCTTACTTGCACGACGGTGAAATGGTTCTTAATAAGGGTCAAGCAGACCGCATTAGAAACAATGGCGGCGGAGGATCAGCTAGCTCTATTAACGTAAGTATGACTGTTAACATTGCTAAAGCAGGGGATAATGAAGTTCTTGTAATGCTTGATAAATTTAAAAAAGCAATAGCAGCAGACAAAGACATTGCAGCGATAGGGAGTAACTAATGCCAGACGCACCTTCCGGGTATAAGTACACCGTTGACGCGTACGAAATTAATAAATATGGAACAGACAAAGATACTGCGCCTTCTATTTACGGAGTAAAGTTTACTACAAGTAAATCAGTAATGATTGACTCTAGGGTTATTTACAGAGTAACTCTGTCTAAAACAGTAGGTAGTACCACTACTGTTATCCCAGATGGTGGAGTGGCTATATCTGGTGACGGCACTGTAAAATCTAGAGTTCTTGGTACAGGGCCTTTTGCTACGTTTAAAGAAGCAGTAAAAGCATTTACTGATGTAAGCGGTATTAGAACAATCGAAGATAAGTATTACGATTTTACCTTAACTACTAAAGGTACAAATGGAACTGCTTCGCCTAAATTTACTGCTCAAGTTCAAATTAACGGTATTTGGGCAGATGTAAGTATTGCTTCTGGAACTACTATTCCTTCTTCTATCTTTAGTAAAAAAGCTACTCCTCCCGGAGTACCAAGTACCGTAACAGCCACAGACGGCGGATTTTCTTTTGGTCAAAACCCTGAGTATGAGTGGAACTCTTGTAAGCGAGAGTGGGCACGTAGGTACTTACATAATGCTGTGCAAGTAAACCGAACTGCAGACGAAACAAAAAAAAATTTAGGCCCTAAGTGGGAAGTAACGATTACGGTTAAATACTTTAACGAACTAGGTAACTTTATAAGAGAAGATAAGTTAAATAATAAAAGAGAATTTAACTATGATTTTAATAAAAAAGGAAGTGGTTGGCAAAAAGCTAAAGCTTTGCTGTCTGCGGCTAAAAACTGTGCTGTTCCCAATAGTGGTGGAAATAACACTGCTCCCGGTCCCGGTCCTGGCCCTACACCGCCCTCTGTAAAAAAAGCTTCAAATTTTAATCCTTACCCACACCTGTCTACTCGACATTTTTCTGCAAGAGTAGATAGTAGAGACGATTTTATTGAGTACGAAAATGCAAATAAATACGATCAACTAGCATCTTTTTACGTAGACCCAGAAATACTTGATCTGCCGGATAAAAAACAAGCTGAGTTTGCTACTAGTAATGCAGCTAATTTAGACAAACTTTGGGGATTTAGATTTTTGTTTAACCCAACTTACATAAGCATTAACATGAGTTCAAACAACAAAGTCGATTGGACGCGCCCAAATGAAAACGGAGCTGTACTAATAGCTGACGGTATTGGTGGAACTATTAGAGTAAATATCCTATTAGATAGAGTAGCTGATATGGCTACTATGAAACAGTGGAAGAAAAACGGCGGAGGCTCGCTAACGCAAGCAGCTTACCCAGTAACAATGGATGCCGAGCAATGCGCCGGAATATTACACCGTGGAACTGAATACGATCTTGAATACCTATACAGAGTAGTAAACGGAAACCCTCAAAAAGTAATTTT